GATTCTATTGCTCTCTGGATTTTAAATAGTATTGCTCTTGGATATGATTTGTGTGGTAAAGAATTTATTTTACATTATAAAAATAAAGATAATAATTTGATGACTTTTTCCAAAAGAATTGATATACCTGTGGAAGGGAATTCAGCTTCTTTAGCCCTTGCATCTTTCTTATCACGATATGATAGGATATTCCAGGATGTTATTATTTTGGGAATTTTGTCTGTATCAATTTTGTATTTCCTAATTGAAATTTTAAAATTATTCTTTAAGATTCCCTTAAAGTTTATTAGACTTTCTTTTAAACTTTTGTTAGTTCTAATAATCCCTTTTATGATACCTAATAATCTTATTGCTTTCTCTCTTGGAAGTTTTTATCATAATTGGCTTTTGATTAAGTCCTTTATTCAAACTGATGACCATTTTATGCGCCTTTATAATGATTTTATAACCCTTTTAAAGATGGGTGGAATTTCAATCTGGTTTGGTGTGGACTATTTTGATGAACAACCAGAAATGAATAAGAGAAATTTGTCTCGGGTGTATAAACAGACATGGGTGTCAACTACTCGTAGTTCAATCCGAAAATTTGTTAATGTTTTAAATGATTTACGGTTACCAGAATTTGTTCAAGCCCAGTATAAGAGCCCCACTATAGAATCTGTTAGGGCTTCCTATGTAGTGCTTAAGGATATGGGTTATCCTGTTGACCAAGGTTTTATTGACTCAATTCGGGCTCCAAATGATAGTGATTATCTATCTGATTGGGCTTCTTTTAAGTCTTGGTTAATGGGAAAAACAGATTTCAAAACTGGTTTTGTAAAATTTAAAGTTAAATATTCTGAAGAATTACGAGATTTTGGTTTCCCTGATATAGCTGGTGCCATCCATACATCTACTTTTACTGGCATCCCTGAAGAAATCAAAGCTACTTCTAGGTATTGGACTGAGTTACCAAAACTTAAATTTGGTAGTCAGGAATACAAAGATTTGGTAGATGATTCTTGGGATGCTATTAAAAGTCAATATGGCAATTCAAAATTAGCTTCACCTTCACTTATTTATAAGTATTGGGTTAAAAAGTATAATTTTGGTTTTGGTTTTAGACATATTGTTAGAAATCGATGGAAACAGCTTCGCCGAAGACAAGTTATAGAAATAATGGGTGGAAAAACAAAATTTTTACAAAAATGGAGGGAATTATTTAAAATTTCCCCTTTGTTACACAGTGTTGCACCTGTTTTCACTAAAATGGAAACTTTAAAATTATCTAAAGCTATTAGTAGATCAGTGCGTACAGTTGTTGGTTCTGCTTTCACCCATCATGTAATGTCCTCTATATTTAACTATAAACCTAACCACAATTATAAGATCTGGGACACCCCAATGAAGGTTGGCATGCCCATTAATGGATTGGCTTTTAATAAGCTTTGGTTATCTTTTGCCAAACATGATAATGTTTGGGCAGGAGATATGTCTCAATTTGATTCTTCAATGCCCCCTCCTCTCATCCGTTTAATAGCAGATTTGAGGAAAAGAGGTTTTGAAAGCCATGCTGATTACCATTCTTTATGCCAATTAATAGATTTATCTTATGAAAATTTAATTACACAACCTATGGGCTTTAAAGCATTTGGTGATTTGGCTTTCAAGCATAAGGGCTTTTCCACTGGACATTCTGCAACCACCCCTGATAATTCTATAGCTTTGGTTGTTGTTTATTTATATGCTTGGCGTCATGT